TATTTACAATATCAAGATATTCTACAAATTGGTGCAAGAATATATGTTGGTGATAATGGACAGCAATGGTTTATAGATGCTGTGGCTTTTGATGGTGGAGGTTGTAATTCACCTACAACATTAATCTATGTGGTATCAACACAAGCAGAAGCAGATGGAAATCCTAATACAAATACTCCAGGTGTAAATGTAAATGCTGTAGTAGGAGAAATATGGCAAGTAGATCCTTGCATTTTTATTTATGGATGTACAGACCCAAATGCATTAAACTATAATGAAGAAGCAGGTATTGATGATGGATCTTGTATTAACATACCAGGTTGCACAGATCCAGAAGCAGCTAGTTATAATCCTGCAGCAACTACAGACGATGGTTCATGTAATGGAGGGGATATAACATGTACACCAGGTAAAACTTTAGTTACAGTTGAAATAATGGTAGATCAGTATGGTTGTGAAACTAGTTGGATAATATATGATCAGTATGGTGATGGAACACCTTTAGCAGAAGTAAATGATAACACAACGTATTGTGGTGTGCCAGTAGGTACTACAGTAGAATATCAAACTTGTATTGATGACAATACTAACATAATGTTTTGGTTACAAGACTCATATGGAGATGGTCTTGGTGGAGCTCAATGGGGTGGTATAGATGGTACTTGGGCGGTATATACAGAATGTGGTGATACAATATCAGAAGGTATAGGTGATTTTGGAGAGCTTATAATTGATGTTGGTCAAGTAACACCATGTGCACCAGAGACTGTAGAAGGATGTACAAACAATGAGTATTTAGAGTTTAACCCTTATGCTAATGAAGATGACGGATCATGTGAAACAGAAAGAATATTTGGTTGTATAAATCCTGATGCTTTTAATTTTAACCCTGATGCAAATACACAACTATCAAACCCTAATTGTACAAATACATTAAGATTGACAGATTGGGCTGATAATGGTTGGGCAGGTTCATTTTTAGTAGTTACACAAGGTGATCAGTGGTGGGGACCTTTTACATTACAAAGTGATCAGACAGTTTTTGAAACTGAAATTAATTTTAATACCAGTGAAATGGTTAAAGCTTATTTTTATTCTTTTGGTCAATCTCAACAAACAACAGAACAATGCAGCTTTGAAATAATTAATCCTATAGGGGATATTATATTAGAAGGTGGAACTAACCCTTACACAAATCCAATACTCTCTTATAACCAGTATAACTTTCTATATCAAGGTCAAGCTCTGTGTGGTAATAACTGTATTCCTAAAATTTATGGTTGTTTAGATTTAGAAGCGGTTAACTTTGACCCAATAGCAAATACAAGCAGTAATGACTGTTATTACAATCCTGGTTGTACTGATGCAGCTTACATTGAATATTATAATTATATAGAACAAAATGCAATAGAAGCAGACTTTGATAATGGAACATGTGAAGTATATGCTATATTTGGCTGTATAGATGAAACAGCGTATAATTATAATGAACTAGCAACAGTTAACCAAGTGGCTGTTGAAGATGAAACAGATCCTTGTATACCAACCATTTTAGGTTGTACAGACCCATTAGCATTTAACTATGATCCTAATGCAAATACTCTAGAACCAGGATCATGTGAGCCTGTTATTAATGGTTGTACAGACTCTGCTGCGTTTAACTATGATGAAGATGCTAATACAGATAATGACTCTTGCATAGAAATAGTGTATGGCTGTACAGATGATGAAGCATTTAATTATTATCCAGATGCAAATGTAGATGATGATTCTTGTGAAGCGATTGTTGAAGGTTGTACACAATCAAATCAATTTAATTACAACGAGCTAGCTAATACAGATGATGGTTCTTGTTATCCTTTTGTATATGGTTGTTTAAATCCAAACTCTTATACATATAATGATTATGATAATGATGGTGTTGGTAATCCTATAACAGGTATAAACGGAGTAGATGTAAATACTAATAATAATTATTGTGTCCCATTTATATATGGTTGTCTAGATGAAACTGCTTTTAACTATAATCCAGAAGCAAATACTGAAGATGAAAATAATCCATGTGAAGCATTTGTATACGGTTGTATGGATCCTACAATGTTTAACTTTAATGTTAATGCAAACACTGATGATGGATCATGTATAGAGTTTGCTTATGGATGCACGGATCCTGAAGCATATAACTATGATGAAACTGCTAACACAAATGTAGGATGTATTTCATTTGTTTATGGTTGTACAAATCCTGATTCATTTAACTATAATCCACAAGCTAACACCACTGATGATAGCTGTGTTGATGTTGTTATAGGTTGCACTGATGACACAGCACTAAATTATGATGAACTTGCTAATACTAACTCAGGTTGTGTATACCCTATTCTAGGATGCACTGACCCAGCAGCATTTAATTTTAATGTAAATGCTAATATAGATGATGATTCATGTCAAGCAGTAGTAATAGGATGTACAGATGATACGGCATTAAACTATCAGGTAACTGCTAACACTAACTCAGGATGTATATATGCCATATACGGATGTACAGATCCAAGTGCGTTTAATTTTAATGCTACTGCAAACACAAACAACGGCTCATGTATTGATGTTGTAATTGGTTGCACAGATTCAACTGCGTTAAATTATAATGAGTTAGCAAATACTAATAATGGATGTATATATCCTATACCGGGTTGTACTAATCCAGAGGCCTTTAACTATAATGCAGATGCAAATACAGATGATGGAAGTTGTGAAGGTGTTGTTATAGGATGTATGGATTCTACCATGTTTAATTATGATTCTACTGCAAATACAGATAGTGGTAACTGTATTCCTTATGTATATGGTTGCATGGATTCCACCGCTTTTAATTATGATGCTTTAGCTAATACAGATAACGGTACTTGTATAGAATTTGTATATGGTTGTACTGATGCAACAGCTCTTAACTTTAATCCGCTAGCAAATACATTAGATAACTCATGTTGTTATGTTGGGGGTTGTATGGACATTACCGCCTTAAATTATGATGAAGATGCATGTTTTGATGATGGTAGTTGTGTAATTATAATAGAAGGATGTGCAGATCCTAATGCATATAACTATGATGCTTTAGTAAACTTACCAGATAATAGTACTTGCTTATATGATGCAGGTTGTTATGGTGGACCAGGTGAACCTTATTGGTTAAATGATCCTTGTTATGCTTGGGTTATAGATATAGATAGTTATTGTTGTACAAGTTTATGGGATGAGACTTGTCAGTCTATGTATAATTACTGTGAAGATGGTTGGCCTGTAGACTTAGATGAATTATCAGGTAGTGATATAATAGTTTATCCTAATCCTACAGTAAATACTTTTACTATAGAAACAAGGTTAGATGTTGATGTGGAACTATACAACATGATAGGAGAAGTTATACATGTAGACAATATTAAAAGAATTGATTTATCAGATTATCCTGATGGTATGTATAATTTAATTATTACATATGACAAAATAAGAATAACCAAAAAGATAATTAAACTATAATGAGAGCAGTTCTTTACATATTACTACTTCTATCATTCACGATAAATGCACAAGAAGAAAACAAATTTAAAAAAGAACTTAAGAAGACTTTTAAATTTTCTACATTCTACGCTGCAGTAAATGGTGGTACTTCTATTTCAGATCAGAATACATATTCTATATTAGATGGACTTCAAACCGATGTAATAGAAACTCCATTTGATTACGCACTAACCCTAGGTGTAAGAAAGATACAAAGGTTTGGATACGAGAACAAGGCTAATACATTTAAGGATGGTACAGAGTCTTCATACTCTGATGCCGCTACTATTGGACGAACTAAAGGCTTTGAGTTTTTATTTGAGATAGATTACAAAAGACAACAAGGTGACTCTTATGTAGACCAGCATCACTTCTTACGATACTTAGCAGACAAATGGGTTGTTAAGGTAGAGTATTTACAAGATGGTTTTGCTGATGTAGAATACATGGAAGCATCACAACGATATAGACAAAAGATAGGCAAGAGATTTTCACTTACAGCAGGAACAGCACAAAGGATATCCGAACCATATGGTTATGATCCCTTAGCTGAGTGGGTGTTATCTAATGGAAACATACACTACACAAACCTTGCTTTAGAAGAAGGGTACACCATTGCATTTGACCCAACAGGAATAAACTATTTAAATCCTAATGGATCTGTTGCAGCTACAAGTACAGAAGTCTGGGAAGAGGTTGTTATACCTCAAGTTATAGATGACTATGTCAAAGCAAGCAAAGATGCACTCCCTGTACAATGGTGTCACTCTCTTGTAATAGGTCTTGATTATTACTACTACACTAAGAAGATCTGGTTACACTCATGGGCAAACGTGCTCCCTTATCACCTTAATACCGGGGGTGAATACTCATATCATAATTTCAATGGTGGTAACTGGATAGATTATTCTGGCGGATTAATCTTTGGATACAAGATTAACAGGAACCTTGGAATCTTTATTGAAGGTAAATACAATAAGTATTGGAATAGAGATTGGCATGACTTCAAGTTTGGAATAAATTATATCATTCTTTAATTTCTAGGTATTTTTTTGTATATTATTATATAACCAAAACCGTATTTATATGAACTGGATAAACAGTTGGCGTGAAGGTAACAAGAAGAATATTGTTAATTTCACATTTAGATTTGGGGTATTAACCCTGTTTGAATTAAATTGGAACCCGAAGAAAAGCTTCAGGTTAATAGTATTAAACTTTGGATTTGAAATATAATGTGTCCGTGCCCAATATGTGTTATAGTAGCAGCTGTTGCTGTAATAAGTTATAAGGTAATTAAAAGATAATGTTATGATGAAAGGATTAAAAAACGTTATGGTCACTGATCAAAGAACTCAGATGACATTTTGTGCAAGCTGTAAAAGCTGTCCTGCAATTGACATTTCCAAAGACTCAGACAAAGTTATTGTTGGAGGTGATGACGAAGGTTACACTGAGTTCACCAAAGATCAATTTGCATTGTTTGTGAAAACAGTTAAGGAAGGTATGTATGATAAGTACCTTCCTAAAGACTGTGTATGTGGAACAACTTCAGATCCTAATGGCTACTGTGATGGATCTCACTCTAATGTGTGTGAAGAGCCAAAGGATCTTAATGAAGATGTAGCATTTGGAGATTAACTATAAAAATTAAAAATTATGCCAAACCCATTATCATTAGGAAAAAAGTTTACAAAACTAGCAGAAGCAGGTGCTTTTGCAGGTGCAGCTGATTTTTTTAAAAAGATATACCATAAATCTACAGATCAAAAAAGATTAAAAAATATAAATAAAACTCTTGAGAATGATGGAAACCTTAGTGACAAACAAAAAAAGTTTTTAAAAAACTTTCAAAAGAGTAGCTTTAGAAAAAAAATGAATACTAGTGAACAAAATCCTAATACAGCTTATTTAAATAAGTTACAAATTGAAAAAATGGGAGGAGCTGTAGGCCCTAATGGAGTATTATAATGGCAAAGAAGTGGATACAAGATGCAATAAAGAAACCGGGATCTCTAACAGCAGCAGCTAAGAGAGAGGGTAAAAGTATTACAGAATACTGTAAGACACCACCTTCTACTAAAGCAAAACAAAGGTGTAATTTAGCTAAGACCTTAAGAAAAATAGCTAAGAAAAGAAAAAAGAAAGCTTGTGGCGGATCAGTTATGTTTTGTGGTGGAGAATATCATTCACCAGTTAAACAAGCTGTGGGCCCAAATAAAATTTTATAATTATGCCAGGAATATTAACAGCTTTGAAAAACATCTTTACTAAAGGAAGTAAAGCAAGCAAAGTAAATAAAGCAAAAGGATATCCTCATTTAGGAAGTCTTGATGCAAATTTTCAAGACTATGCTAAAAAGCATTTATTAAATAAAAAAGGATTTTTTGAAGGTGGTTATCAAGGAAATAAAACTGGCAGTAGCTTTTCAAAAGAAGTTAAAAAAAATAATCCCAAAGCTGAGCAATTAAAATTAGATCTTAAAAGAGGAGGATCAACAGGAGCAATAGGACCAAATGGAGTGTTATGAAAATATTTAATAAACTTAGAAAGAAAAGAATAAGCAATAAGATTAATAAGCTTAATAAGGAAATTGAAAATCTTCAAGGTGAGAATTATGGTGTTATTCAGCCTGCATGGGATGAAGGTGGTTCAGAAATTGTAGATAAAACAAAAAAGATTTTTAAACTACAAGATAAATATAATAAGTTAAATAAGAAATATTACGGAGGAGCAGTTGGTCCTAATAATGTATTATAAAAAATATAAGTTATGAAATTAAACAATGTACAAAAAAGATTATTATCACAGAAGCAAGTAAAAAAACCTTATATGATGAAAGGTGGTACATTACCTAAAGCTCAAACGGGTCCTACTGATGAAATGAGGAAACTGATGGAGAATAGACGACCGCCTATTAATCCTGGTATGATAAATGTGCCAGTTAATCCAAATACTCCACCTGGGCCAGGTATAAAAACTATGCCTAACATCTATGCAGGAATGGATTCAACACAATTAGCAAATGTTTTTAAGGATCTGTACGGTGGTATTAGATTTATGAATACAGGTTTAGAAGGAACTCCAAGTGATAGACAAAATCAAATAATGCAAATGTTTATAGAGAGTCAAGGTACATTTAATCCAAAAAAGGAGTATCCTATGTTTAGAGATCTTATGGGACAGCCTTCCTTTAAAAAAGGAGGAACAACTAAAGGATCAGGATCAAACGGTGTATTATGAAAAAGCTAATTACATTTTTATTACTAGCACTAACCGCACTAGTTTATGGGCAGGATAAAGATGTAAGACCAATAGATGTAGTAGAGAATATAAGTGTATACTTTGTAGATACAGCTTATTATAAGTCTTTGACACTTGACTCACTACATGTACAAAATGTAACTGAGTTTGTTTATGTATCAAACGCAGTAGCTGACACACTAGTTGTGCCTGTTATAGAATTTGTTGAGAGAGTTACAGTTGATACGCTACACATACATGTACCTGAATGCAGAGTAGAATATGTAGAAGTGTATGTAACCGAAGAGTTATTGATGCAGGATACTATTGTAGAGATAGAATTTAAAGATGCACTCATAAGTTCTAACTCAGGAGTTCAAGAGATTTTAGATAAGTCTTTTGGTAATAATATACTATATGATCTTCAAGGTAATCAAATAAGAAGACCAATGGGAGTTTATATAGAGAATGGTAAAATTAAATATATAAAAGATTAAGTTATGAAACACTCAATGAAAAAAATGTACGGAGGTACAATGAAAAAAAAGAAAATGTATGGCGGATCCAAAAAGAAAATGATGAAAGGTGGATCAAACGCCAAAATGCCAAAGTCAGTATATAAGAAAGGCTCTGAACTTGGTATGAAGAGTGTAAATGCTGGAAGAGATAGTAATACAGATATTACAAGAGCAGATATTATAATAGCAGCTAAAGAAAATAAGAAAATGTACGGTGGTATGGCTAATCCAAACAAAGATGAAATGATGATGTACGGTGGTTCTATGTATAAAAAGATGATGAAGTATGCAGGTGGCCCAGTAATGAATGAAAGAGGAATGAAAGTACCAGGTATGATGAAAGACGGTGGTGGACTAAAGAAAATGCCAGGTGGTGGTTTTATGAGAAGTATGGATCTACCTAAAGCACAAGTAGGTAAAATGCTTACAAAAGGTTTTGAAAAAGTTGGTTCAAAAATTAAAAATCTATTTAAGAAGAAGAAGAATACAAATCTTGATACAACAATTGACGGAAAAGATGTTGCAAACAATGCTTTTTTAGGTACTAATAGACAAGGACAGAGTGTTTATAAATTTGGTACGAAAGGAGGTGATCATAAACTAGATCCTAGTCAAGTAGAAAAAGCAAGAAAGTTTTTTTTAGGTACTAAGATGTATGGTGGATCTAAAAAGAAAATGAAGTAAATGAGTTAAATTTAAAATTTAAAGTATGAGTATACTAAAAAAGATTTTTTCAGGCGCAGGAAGTCAGCTTGTAGAATCAGTTGGTGGTGTGATTGATAATTTAGTAACAACAGATGAAGAAAAATTAGAAGCCAAAAGAAAACTAAAAGAACTCATTATGAGTCATGAGGCTCAAATGGAGAAGAACATAACTGACCGTTGGACAGCAGATATGAACTCAGACTCCTGGTTGAGCAAAAATGTAAGACCTATGGTTCTTATATTTTTAATAGTGTGTACTATGCTATTGATCTTTATTGATGCTGGTGCACTTACATTTACAGTAGAAGAGAAGTGGACAGATCTTCTACAATTAGTTTTAATTACAGTTATAGGTGCATACTTTGGTGGCCGTTCTGTAGAAAAATTTAAAAAGAAATGAGAAAAATGAAAAAACAATTACCTAAAGCACAAAGTGGATTATTTAAACTTTTTAATCCTAAAAATTGGAAAGCTGCAGCTAAGGCTTTCCAAAACAATAGCAAACTTATATATAAAGCTGATGGTACTCTTGATAATAGATTTAAAGTAAATCGTGAAAGTAGTAGTTTTCATAGTGCTAAAAATAAAGGTACAGGTAAAAGTACAGGTAAAAGTACAAAAACAGAAAATGTAAAAAACGAACCAGGAGTTTTTAGTAAAGCTATTAACTATAATTTATCATTACCTAGTATAAAACAAGTTTTACAATCTCCTTATACCATACCTAAAGCAGGTCTTACAGCAGCATATAGAAATCCAAAAACAACAGCACTTTTAGGTGCTAACACAGCTTTAGCTTATTACTTATTAAAAAGAGGAGACGGTACTAAAGATATAGACTTAAAAGATCAATTTAATTTTGATCAAGATCTTAACACTTATCAAATGGATAATACAAGAGTTAATCTTGACAGTACGAGAAATCCTAACTTTACTCCTAACATCAATAATAAAAATTATTTATTTGAAAAGAAAGGAGGGCCTGTTAGAGCTAAAGGTGGAAAAATAGCTCCAGGTATGAAAAGTAAAGGTGGTGGTCTTAAAATGGATAGGAATGGTAAATTCTATAGGTAATGGCAGTTAGAAATACATTTACGTTTAGAAGTAACTCTACTAAAAGAAGAAGAGGTGTTCACAGTAAAAATGCTAGTAAATCTCAAAATGCCTATAAGAAACCCTATAGAGGACAAGGAAGATAAAAAAGAGGAGACTATTGATCTCCTCTTTCTTTTATAAGCCCCTCAAGAATTATAAGATAGTTTATGGCATCTCCTATTTTTTCTTCTAACAGTTCATCTGTTGGGACCTCTCCGGGACATTTGCTTATAATGGTTTTAATACATTCAAAATGTTTGCAAGCATATTCCCAAGCTACACCTTCTGGTGTATCATGAAAAGAAAAACCTACACCTTTTTTAAATGATTGGAATACATCTAGGTCAGTAGCATATTCGTTCATTTTTACAGCATAAGTTTCTCTAGTTTTAGTGAACCTCTGTTCTAGAAGTTCCATGAATTTGTCATAAGTCATGCCTCTTTTTCAAGCTTTCTTAAGACTTCAGGATCAACATTTGGCATGCCATCCTCATTCACATTATTAGGAACAGTTGGTTCCTCCATAGAAATCATTTTTTCTAAATCCATACGTAATTAATTAAAAGTTAAAGTTTTTCACCAAAACATTTTTTCATTATTCTTGTTAATCTTAACTCAATGCTGGTGATTAATTCAGTTAAAGTGGTTAAAGCTAATGCTATCATCCAAAATATTATAATGATAATTAGCAGTATAGAACCACTAATCATCTTAATGCAATTTAATAAAAATTTTCCCATTTTAAAATATATATCTAATTTTATTCCAAGGTATTACGTTATCATGTTCTTTTATAAATGCATCAATAAATTGTTCTTTTAATTTATGTTTGTATCTAACGTTTCTACCTCCATACTGTGATGTTTTATTCTCTTGTAGACTAGGTGTCCACAAATCTATTTCTTGTTTTTCTTTGTGATCTATTAAGTTTTTGTAATGTTTATTCTTGTTATGTGTTAAAAATATACACTCAGCATAAACACCTTCTTCATATCTAACATTGTTATTTATCAAAGCAAATAACTCTTCATAGTCATCTAACCAGCCTTCATAAACTAATATGGGACTGAAGTTAATATGAACATCATATCCTGCTTCTTTAAACTTATCTATTGCTTGTACTCTTTCTAATATTGTTGATGTATTGGGTTCATGTAATGCACGTTTCTTTTCAGGCATCATGCTGAACCGTATTCTAATTTTCTTGTTTGGATTGTATTTAAGTAATTCTTTGTTAACATATTTAGTTGCAAAGCTTCCCATTATATCTTCATTATACTTGAAAAAATCAAATATAAATTGCCAATTATGGTACTTACAATGAAGAGCAAAGTCTTCATTACAACTAATATCATATGTAATGTATTTTGGATGTGTTTGATTTGGTTTTTTTGTTTCTAGTTTAGCAAATATAGAATGGTTGTTTATCTCTGTAAGTATCTGGTTTGCATTTGTTGCTATTGATAATCCTTCAGGCTTGTGCCTTTTCATATAACAATATGAACAATCATATAAACATCCCCAACCAAAGCTTGGAGATATAAAGTCTGTAGATCTACCCGAAGGTCTAATCTTCAGACTTTTTCTAATATCTCTAGTGACTAATGTCATATCTTCCATTCTTCAAATGTGTCATAATCTTGTGCTTCAAGATCTGCAAATACACCATCAGTAGTATCAATTGTAGGTGTAACCCAAGTTGTATCTTTCTGATGTAATCCTGCTTGACTTAATAACTCTGCAGTCATAAACTCATGAAATCTAACTTGATCACTCATCCAGGTACGTGGATGGGACTTCTTAAAAGAATGTGTGACATGATTATAAAATGTCCAAGCATTATTAAGATCAGCTGAATAATGATATGATGGATCTTTCATCTCTGCTTTTATAACAGAAACTTGTGATGCATCTATAATTTCTTCATCTAAAAATAATCTGCCCACTAATTCAGCTTGTTGTTTTTTAGGTAAGAATATTTGTCTCATTTTATTCTTATCATCTATTAACTTATCAAAGTATTTATTAGCTGACTTAATTTGTGAACTTATTTGAGTATGAATATCATGATCTGCTTTACCTGTATGTTTTCTAGCATAGTTTGCCATGTCTCCACATAACATACCATTGCTACATACATTTACAAAAGCTCCTACAGCACACTGAAAACGTGTACTTTTATCATAAGAATTAGTCCAGGCAAACATCATACCCATCTCTTCATCCTTAGTAGAAGCAAGATGATAAACACCTTGTGCTACCTTTGCATTCATATTAGCTCTATAAAGTTCTTTTGTGATTCTAAATCCATTGTTGTCTAATAGAGTTTTAGTAACATCTATGACATCTTTATGAGGAATAACCGTGTAGGTTTTTCCATGATTAGGTAGTGGTGCTGCCACTAAAAAATCTTTTGTAGTAGTTCTTGGTCTTGTGTATCCCATAATTTATTGGTTTAAATTGCCAGAGGGGAGCCGTGCACGAACGAAATCCTTGGCTCCCTTGGACTTATTTTACAAATATAATAATAAAACTTATTGAAACAATAACAATTGGTTATTTTTTATTCCAATTATGTTATTTATTTCTTTCTCAATTGCATTTAGATAATATTTCTCATTAATGTCATAGTCTGACCACTTTTTATTTTCTATCTTATTCATTACAGTTTGGACCCATTGTCCAGACTCTAACTGTATTTCTCTTTTATCATTCTTATTTATCTTTACGATCTTACAACCTTTATTTGAAATATAATATCTATTTATTTTTTGCAATTCATCTTGTTTAGCAACACCTTTATCTACATATATAGCATGTTGCCTCCATGCACCTTTAGATTTTGCTCCTATACAATAATCAAGAATATTTCTATTATGTTTTATTGTATATTCTGGTAAAGTTCCATCAACAAAGTAGGCATACAATGCTTTTGGAATGATCAGTTTAGATTTGTTCTTATGAAGAGCTAACCCCTCAAACTCAAATCTACCTTTACATTTAGCTTTACCGTTAGTATCCACCGCTATATAGTTATTAACATCAGCCAACACTAGTTTACTGTACTGATCATGCTCAAGATTAAGACCGGTTATCTGCTCCCATTCTTTACAAACTTCCATATAAGTATCTATATACTCACGTGGTATGATAGTTTCTACACCATCAGTATTTTGCATAAGTGCTACAGCATCTGGTATTCTTGTCATAATCATTTCATACAACATCATTAGTGTAAGTTGACCATTAACAGTAATAAACATAGTAAACTGAGGATCATATAGAAAAGAATTCTTATCATTACTCAGCCCGTAAGTTGAGTTTAAAATAATTTTATATACATAGTTCATTGGATCACTCTTTGGTATCTTCTTTCTTTCATCAAAGAACCATTGATATAATTCACAAAACTTTTCTTTAGGTATATGAGCCGGTGCATATCTATTAACAATAGCTAAGTTAGGATAGAAGCTAGTAACATCCGAAGACATTATAACTCTCTCAGTATCAGACTCATATACTCCAGCTTTAGTAGCACCATGAGCACCACCTAATCCAAAGTCAGTCTTTACACCTTTATATATAACAGAAGATTTAAATCCTCCTTTAGTATAATTAGGATTTATCTCTACAGTTTTAAACTTTTCTAATAAATTTTTAAACTCAGGTGTTTCAAACTTTATATAGTCTAATATAAGATCCTTAACTTTAATTACATTTCTAAATGTTCTTAACTTCTTAACTTCATACCGTGGCATATCTAACTCTTTACTAAGATAATAAGCAAAGATTTCTTTACTTATTCTTGGTTCAGATGCACTAAATAGATTAATATCATATCTCTCAGTTAAGTTCTTTCTTAATGCAATCAAAGGTTTACATCTATTAAAAACTTCTTTAGTAGCTTCTACATCATTAATACAGTATTCAATAACCAGATCCAACTGATCTTGTGTATTTATCTCTGTATCATGGTGTATAGGCATGTCTAATATATTATCCCAGTCCATGGTATATTCTATCCATTTAAGACTAGATCTCTTAGCCATGTTATCCCAATGGTTTAATTTAAATACGTCTATCTGTTTAATACACATATGCCATTCAGGAAATTCTTGAAACTCATGATTATGTGCTTTCTCTATACATTGTTGTGCATAACTATATATCTCACCGGCAATGTCTTCTCCATCCATTAAATCCCATTCTTTGTAATGTTTTATAATATAGTGAGTGATCTGTGCATCAAATGCTAATCCATTGTAGGATATATGCCACTCTTTATTCTCCGTATTTTCTTTTAAAAACTCTAGGAACTTACTAAAGTCATTACGCTGTTTACATATTGCAAAGACTTTAGTTTCTTCAGTTTTGTAGTGTTTAAACACACCAACAAAACAGTTCACTAGGGTTTCATAATCCATTACCCAGTGATTCATATTTAATAATTTTCATAGATACAAACATTATCATTACATAATGAACTGTTTGTAAAATATAGTTGATTTACATTGTGACCATTATAGTCAGGATCAAAGTTTGCTGCATCCCAGTCGCAACAAACTTGATCTTCTAATTCTCTTTCACAACTTGTAAATATTAATAATAAAAGTATTATATATTTGTACATAGCTACCATTTTATTGGTTCATAACCGTTATTAATTAAGTTTTCATTTATTTTTTTAAATAGATTGTTTGAATCCCATTTACCACCACGGTATGCAGCAGCTGCAGGATGTGCAACAAAGTGTTTACTTATATCATTGTTAAGAAGTTTTGCAAACGGCTTTGCTTTAGCACCCATAAATACAAACTCTACATTATTATGATGATCATTTAAAATATGACATATCATACTTTTAGTAAAATCTTTCCATATATTAACATGAGCACCAATATTATCTACCTCACATGTTAGTGCAGTATTTAACATAAGCACACCTTGTTTTGCCCATCTGCTTAGATCACAGTCTCTAGTTGCATCTGGATACTGTGTTTGAAGTTCATCAAATATATATCTTAACGATGGTTGTTCTTTATTAGTTTTAGAACAACTAAATGCTATACCATCAGCAACACCCTCTTGTGGATAAGGATCTTGTCCTACAATCACAACTTTAAGATCATTATACTTACATAGTTCATATGCTTTAAATAGATCTTTAAATTTAGGTGTAAACTTTTTACCCTCTTTAGAGTCTGCCATTAGGGTTTCTATAGGCTTGACAAATACAGGAGAGTGTATTGTATTCCACAATATTAATCCCCAGTCATCAAGCTTGTCAATAAATTTTTCTTGTATTTCTTTTATTTCCATAATATAGATTTTGTGTAAAAAAAAGGGAGCCGTCACACAAACCAGCTCCCTAGAAAACAAAGACAGGACATTTTTAGGCTGCCCTACACCTATGCCTTTTCAACTATCTCAGGTTTTCCAACCGAAATAATTTTATCTTTATCCTCTTTAGGATATAAGAAAGACTTATAATCAAATGTTTTTGAATTGATTGCAAAAGATTCTACAAATCCTTCAATCTCTGCGGGGGTAAGCAAATAGAATTCTGAGAAAGTATCAACTAATCTTCTTTCTTCTTTGTATTCTTTACCATTTGGTCTTTTACTTTTTGCTTTAATAGGATCACCATTGTCATCCAACTTAGCTACCATATGGTAAGATTGCTTCATTGTTTTAGTGATAACTGCCATTACATTATCTTTTTCTGAGTATATACACTCAACAAAAGGACAGCTGTTAGTTACAGGTATCATCTTAAATGCTTTAGCCATACTTTGAAAGTCTGGTGCATTTATTAATATCATATTTTTGCCAATTTTTTCGCTCATAATATATTATTTAAAAAGCAAATATAATAAATTATTTAAATAATTGAAGTTCTAATACTTGTTTTTTAAAATCTTCTTTATCTAAATTTGGTTTATCACATAGTTCTACAGTTTCTGCTAACAGAGATATAGGAACATTTAAAATATCAGAGTAAACATCATAATATTTTTCAGGAAGTAAATAACTTTCCATATATTTAGATATAGTTCCTATATTACCAAAGAAATCTAATATAATATCTTTAGTTAATCTAGAAAATTTTGAATACTTTCCTGATTTAAACATTTTCATATCATGTTTAAAATAGTCTAAATTGAATACAATTATCTCTAAATCATCTGTGTGATGTCTTGAGTGATAAAACTTATTAGTTTCTAAATGCTGTTTAACAAATGTATTAAACTCTTGTTTAGTTTGTACCTCTTCTTGATTCTTAGTTACTTTACTAATTTGATAGGCGCATATTAATATATTTTCACAATCAATAAGATCATGTTTCCAAGTTATATATGTCTCTGCAGGAACAAACCTTATACCCTTTTTAATTCCTAATAAAGGGTATAAGAATACTTTGCTCTTTTGAAAATAAGATTTATAAATTTGTTTCATAGTGTTACATTACCGTTTGCAAAATCATATGGCAAGTCATATTTTCTTTCACTGTAGTGATAATTTGCTAACTGTAGTGCTCTATTTAATTCATTCATCCATCTTAGTAAGGTTTCTTCTGATACAGGAAATACATAGACTTGATCATACTTATCTATAACTACAAATTTAAAAATAATTTTGTAATCTTGCTGCTTTTCATCAACATTTTTAATAACAAGTAGTGAATATACAGCTGCTTGCAGCCAATAATTGTAAAAATCTACAGTCTCTGCAAAGTTTTCTAATGGTTTTGCAGTAGTT